CACAACCCTAATGAATACAACTAGGATGGCAATGTACAACCGATATGTCAATGACAAAGCTGGATTAGTATTTGGAAAAGACTACATTTGTTTTTCAAAAGGCGATGATTTCACACTAATGTACAAACCATATGTCACTAAGGACTTCATTAACAGAGCTTATTATAGGTATTTCTTGAAATCAGTGCCTGACCCTAAAGACCAAAAAGCATCAACATATGGAATAGGACAAGTATTAAAATTTTTGGAAGGAGGAGATTTATCAATAATCAAATTTTGTTCCTTGAGAGCTTGGTTTCTAGATGACACAGAAACATCAATATTCCTAACTAGAGACATATCTAAATTCCTAACCTTAGCAAAATATTCGGTTAAAACAAAATCTTACAATTTTGCCCAAAAAGTAATATATCTGCGAGATATTGCATATTCCCTCAGAATAAACTACAAAGGCATTAAATTCTTTGAAAATCTTGCAAATCACTATGACAAATTAGCTGATAGAATCAAACAGGATGCAAAGATAACTGACAAGGAAATCAGAAAACTAAGAACAAAACAAAAGATATCTATGAAACTCAACGAAAATTCATATGATCAGCAATTCATAACTCAACTAGAAAAAGAAAACATAGAAGATGTAGGACATAGGAAACACCAATACAAGATGGCAGCAAACATGAGTTATTGGGATTTCATGAAAACCATAGAAAAGAAGCACACCATGGCATTAACACAAAAGCAAGCTGATTATGTATCCAAGCAAATTGAATTAGAAATAGGAGAGGAGATAATCAAAAGCATGTATGATGTGGGGCCAAATAAAAATTACTAAATGCAAACTAAAACCAAGAACAAAACTAAGAATAACAACACAAATAAAAATAAAGTTAAAACCAAAATCATTTACATAACAAAACCGGCACGTAAGAGAACAACAAGGAGGTTACCTAAAACAAAGAAAAACAACATGCCTGCAGCACAAACAAATAAACTAAGGAAAGACTTCAGAATACTGTATCAAGATGGAAACACAGTCAAAGTTACAGGACGAGACCTCATTTACAAAATACCTAATGACATAACTTCCACTACCAATAACATAATCACATGCATACCAGCAAACCCAGCTTATTGGACAGGAACCAGAATAGCTGCACTAGCACAAGGATATCAAAATTATAGACCACTCGCAATGCAATTCAACTACATACCCCAATGTGCAGTTACCCAACAAGGCAATGTATTATGTGGAACACTCTGGAATCAAGCACCAACTAATGAAAATTTACAACAATCACTCAGAACATCCAATGGCGGCGCACTTTCGCAATGTTATTCAAAATTTACATCAATAGTTAGAATGAAAAGTAACTTACAATATAATTTATACAGAATGGGTGGTCAGTTTGACCAAGAATCCAATCCATTTATATTCCTAGCACTAGCACTTGGTTGTAAAAACAACAATTCTCAACAAATCATACCTGGTTATTTCTACGTAACTTGGTCATTCATACTCAAAAATCCAATAGGCGCTGCTCTAACATATGGAAACACAGGTCTAATAATGTACAAAAATATCAACACTCAACCACAAAACAAAACAGTAGTGTATCTAATGCAAGATGATAATCTCATAAAATGTGGTTCAATCCTGCAACTTGAAGATGAAGATGACAAAATAATACCTAAGTACAATGGATCAGTCACAGCACCAAATGAAAATGACTATGTCTGGCAATTCTATAATAATGCAAGTGATAACATGACCAGGCAAGTCGAGAAAGAAAAAGAAACCATTTATTACGATGTTCAAGGCATACAAGAAGGATCATCCTACTTTGTAAGAATCACTGAAGCAGAAGACAAATACACAATCCAAGTCAGAGATGCATCAACTATATCACAAAATACAGATAATGATGCCTACTATATAACTATCATGGATCACCGATTGCAGAACTATGGCACATTAACCCAAGTACTGGACAACATGTACATGACATTTACTGCAACAAAGGAGCGCTTTGAACTACAACCATACTATCAAAATAGGAAGTAACCAACTTGTGCGTTTCTCAGCCCAGACTCAGCATGGATGGAACACCAACCACTGTGCACACTGAGAAATCGGATCTTCGATCCGTAGGCTTGCAAGTGGACCGTCGAACCTTGCAAGTCAGTGAAAGAGCACACTCGTTGGACACCATTCGAGTCTGTATCAAATGTAGTAGTTATTTCTTAATCTTCTGAGCTTGTAGCATATTGAAAACGGG